GTTCTTAATGAAGTCAATCATTTCTTCCATGATGTACATAGTGTAAGACAAGTGATAACCAGCCTTAGCTGACTTCTCCATCATGTCATCACGTTCTTGCATTGTGCTACTCATAGTTCCTCCATAGTAACTTCAATCATTTCATAATCCTTACGAAGTCAAAAAATAATGCGGCTGGTAAAAAGAACAAAACAGTTGCTCCTGTGCTAGATGTAGCAAGGCTGTAAGTACGATCATAAATCCATTCACACGCTTGCATACATATCCATACCCACACAAATGATCCTATAAGCAATAAAGTCATAGTTCCTCCATAGTAACTTCAATCATTCTACCTGTGTCCATATCGTACTTCAGAGAACAAGCTGGCCCTGTCATAAAACCTCCGCTGATTTAAGTTTGCCCGTCTCGCCATCAAAGGTGAGTTTGAGTTGATCTTTGATTAGCACCGACCTTCCATAACCGTTTTCTCCATGGTATTGCGCAGCATGTGGGTACACAACTTGGTCTGGCCTTGGCTCTGGCTTGATGCGGTAGTCGTAGGCTTCGTCTTGTTGCCACCACCCATCAAATACACGCCAATCATTGAAGCTGTATTTTTCTTGAATGATGGCTCCATCAGCCCATGCTTTGATAAGCTCTGCGTGTTTGTGTGGTTTACTCATGGTTTGTTTGCTCCAAGTGTGAAAGATCATAGCCGTTCTCATGGAATTGTTTCCAGTTGTCAGCCATCTTCTTAAAGTCTTCGTAGTTTGAATCGCTTTTCATAGAGTTTGCTTTCATTGAGATTACCCATACGTTGTCTTTCGTATAGCCTTTTGAGCTGTCAATACGATCAAGACTAAACGAGGAATGTTTGCTGCCTTTTACGCCATTAGTCACGAACATTTCAATTCCTAACAACGGACAGTAACGAGGCATGATGATGTCGTCTAAGGTCAAGTCAAATTCGTAACCGAACTTACGTGCTCTAGCTCGTGCAGCATTTAACAAACGATTCCTCAGTTTTCGACGGTAATACTCTTTGCCTTTCTCTTTGATAAGTGGGCGGTTAGCTTCACGGTACTTCTTAACATTTTCAAGAGCTTTCTCTTTGTTGTCATGATAATACTGTTTTGCTTTTGCCTTTACGTGCTCTTTGTTTTTCTGATAGTAGTCTTTAGATGCCATAGTTGTACTCCTTAAAATACGAACTATATACTAAAAACAGAGTTGTGTCAAGTCTATTTTATAACTCTTCCATCTGAACTTCGTACATACGGCCTGTTTCGAGATCGTACCGAAGATTACAGGCTGGACCAGTAAAACCCGCGAAACGATTCTTTGCAACTGCTACCTTGGTAGTGTGACGTACTTCAGGATCATCGCTCATGGAGTTCCGCTCAAGAGTGATAACAGCGTCAGACAGCTGAGCGATAGCACCAGAGCCACGTAGCTGAGATAAGGATACCGCTGTACCATCTTCATGTCCTTTGTCAGTACTAGGTCGTTTAAGGTGTGATACACAGATCAAGGTAATACCTGTTTCTTGTACCAGTGTACGCAAGCGAGTCATCAAGACGTCAATAGACTTGCGCTCATCATTCCCATCCATACCAGAGACAACGAGACTAATGTGATCGAGGAAGACAACCCTACAATCACAAGCACGTGCCATGTACCTGATTCGGTTGAGTACATTGTCGATAGCCAAAGAACCAAAGTGATCGAAAAGATACACACGATTAGTACCGAGAGTAGCATCGAAAGCCTCCTTTAATTCCTGTTCAGTTACTTCAGTGTCTGGTAAATGAAGTTTCTTATTTGCGTGCAGTGACATAATTGATCGGGCAGTCTTTCGCACTGACTCTTCGAGGAACATCCCTCCAACATTCCATTTAGTTGTTCCAAGGATGCGGTAGAGAATTTCTCTAAGAAATTGACTCTTTCCAAGGCCTGATCCTGCGGTAACGGTGATAAGCTCGGATGATCGAAGTCCATATAAGAGATCGTTAAGTCCTTTGAAGGGGTAGAAGGCTTCTGCGACAGGTTCAGGTGCAGATACGCTGTCCCAAAGTGTTGAGGCTTGGATGATCCCATCGGGTACATAACTCTCAGCTCTCCACCACTGGTTAACGTATTCAGCTCCTCGTCCGTTAATGAGGTAATCACAGGCATCTTTGCACTCCTTTAAATGTTTAACAATCTTAACCTTGTTACCGAACAGTTCAGCAACATCCTTAGCTGCCTTCTGTCCAACTTCATCGGCATCGAAGCAGATCACGATAGTCTCAAAGCTATCTAGGTACTCATACTGAGCCTTGCAGTCTTTAACAGCCGCTGAAGCCCCATTACGGATGCTCACAGTAGGCCATTTGCTGCCTGTCATCTGATAACTAGCCAATGCGTCTAGCTCACCTTCAACGATGGTGATGTACTTACCCTGCTTTTGAAATAGGTTCTGCCCGAAGAGCGTAGCTTTGTTGAAATTCCCTGCAATGGAGAAGGTTTTGTTCTCTACTGATCGGATCTTTTCAGCTACTTTAGCGCCTGTTTCATCGAAATAAGGGTAGTAGTGTTTGTTATCAGCTTGTGTAACACCAAAGTATTCACACGTATCACGTGAGATACCTCGATCTACGATGGCCTTAACTTCCCCTTGTGTCTTCATCTGAAATACCTTAGTTGTTTTTGTTTGTACTTGTTGATAAGTACCTCCGTTTTCGTCGTCGCCGCGTGTGTATTCATGACATACATGGCAGTATTGGTGGCCGTCATCGTACAAAGACGAACCATCTGAGCTACCACAATGCTCACAAGGGCCATGACGTAGGAACTTAGAAGCTACTTTTAAGTTCATGTTTGTCCCCTTGCTCGGATTGCTATCGCACAACCAATAGCCACCCCTTGTGCGTGTGTGTTGAGATATTTCTTCTGATATGTAGCAGCTACGTCACACACCTTTGCACATGCCTCACGCTCTTCTTCAACAGCCATGGTAACCCACACTTCAATCTGCGCCCATAGATCATTTTTACCCACAGGCACAAACTCAGTCATCCCGTTCTTTTTAGCCAGTTCAATGATCTCTTTACGTTTCATTGTTTAGCCTCCCACAAATATCATCGTTCATCTCATAGACCTTCAAGCCTAGGAGTTTCTTACCCTTCGGTGTCTTCAAAGCCACAGCCTTAGCGTAACGAGCACGTCTAAGCTCATTCTGACGCTTCTTAGCATCTTCTGTGTGCGTTCTACGATTAGGCGCTACGTACTCGTAAGGCCAGCACTCTTTGATGTGTACTGATTTAAATGTAGTCGTCATTGATTAGCTCCTGCTTAGCACCACAATCATCACATTGTCCATAGTTCCAATGAGCCGCTGAGTACATTGGCCCGCCACATACGTCACATGTCCATTCACATTCTTCAATGAATTCGCTACGCTCATTGTCCTCGGACAAGTCCTGCGGGTCTTCTATCATTGTTGTATCCTTCTTAGATTTGAAAATGAGATCCCAATTATCTCGAACCTTACTTGCGTCTTCCTTACGCCTTCCTGATCCTTTACCACCATCACCATGATTCATAGCTTCACATCCTTAAACGGTTACGTTGTCCCATTGATACAAGTCCTGAATGATGTCAGCTAGAACGCTCTCAGAGAGTCCTTTGTAGGCTTGGTAGCCTTGGGTACTAGCCTTCAGAGATTCGAGCATTAAACAAGCATCCAAGCCTTTTAAAGCACACTTGTAAGCGAAGACCTGCTCAGGTTTAGACAAATCATAGGACAATGTTGCCGTTCCTGCTTGCTTTTTGTTCTTAAAGTTGTTCATTTCAATGCTACCTTTATCAAAGTTAAGACAAATACGAATAGACTAATCACCATTTGTAACCATCTCCTTCAAGAGCTGTTTTAGCCGTAGTCACGATACAGTTCTTGTCTTTAGCCCATGCTTTAACAATATCGTTAAACAGCATATTAAGCTCAAGACATAAATGATCTGGTTTTGTGTCTGCCTCTATCGTAGCCAACTCAAAGAAGACAGAAACTTCAAACTTGTTTATTACCATGTCTTGTTCCCCATGGCAGTCCTCAAGTCACCTATGACTTTATCGTATCCATAGACAACAATCAATTCCACAAAAGCATTCATTGTGTGGACATAGTGTGCTTCTTCCATCATTAGAGTTTGATCCCTAACTTCTTCTTCAGTTTTAGACATAAAATCTTTCATGTTATCCCCCTTTTACTTTAATGACTCTACTTAGTATGACTTTATTAAGTAGTATCTTTAATAGTGTATTTACATTAAAGTTAACTTGCATAGTCATCTCCGTAGTTCTCATGAGTATCATGATAGCTATATAGTGCATCAATGTCTTCTAGGGAAACCCCTGTGTCCAGATCGTCTTCTGGTTCAGTGTCGAAGTCTTGTTCAGTCATCAACTCTTTACGGTCAATCGTAGGAATGATTGTCTTCACATCTTCAAAACAAACTTTACATAAGTCCAAGAACTTAAATGTAACAGCGTGTTTACGGGTTGCTTCGAAATCACTTAGCAAACGGTCGCAGTTTACGCAATGCATTTTAAGGGCCTTTCAGTGGTTAGAGTGTCGCGGAGTTAGTCCAGAGGCTTTGAGAGCCTTCAAGGGTGGTTTTAATCGATTCTAGAGGTATTCTCATCACAGAGGAGCAGTTGGTAACTGTTCACGTTGTTGTTTATTGTATTCTTTCACTTGCTCAGGTGTCCAAGGCTTAGGTGGACATTCAGCAGGGAAAGGCCAATTAGATACATATGTTGTTTTCATACAACAATCCCTTCAATGATTAGATCAACAAAGTAGCAGACAAAGATTATGGTCATACATTATCCCCTTAAAAAGACATAAATCGGCTCAGGGATATAAGTCCCACCTACTAAATGACCCATATCATCGTGTAAGCTGTATCGACGATCATGGAACACAGAAAGACGCTCAGTTTCTTTGATAGCTTCATCCTCTGAACCTTCAAAGGCTTTAAACCATCCATTGTTAGTATCTAAAATCATGTATTTCATTCTGCCACTCCTAAATCATAGCTAATATTGTCCAAAGTATCCCCGAAGTTATCCCATTCTCGATAGAAATCTAGATCGTCACTATCAGCTAACGTACTGAGTACTGGTGAGTACTTTTCCATTACCTTCTTAGCTTCAGACAATAGGTATAGCAGTTCATCACGGGTACTGCAAAGTTCATCCGTTAACGGGTTACCTTCACGCCATAGCCTACGTTCTAGGCTGATAAATTCTTGATTGTTTAGCATGGTTAGAAACCTTCAGGGTATTTGGTTAGACAGATTTGGGATACACCATTTTGAGACATTGTGTGCCGTTCATAGGTGATATACCCATCAAAGTCTATAAACTCACGCTCAGTTACCTCTGTAATCGGATCAGGATCGTCTATGAGGTCTAAGTCTGAATCATAGACAAAATATCGTACTGTATGTTGCATGGTGAGCCCCTTGATTAGAATTGAACATAGACGAAATTACCTGTAGAGGTTAAACCCACTACAGAGGTGTTATCTTCAAGATAAGCCTCTACAGCCTCTAATTTGCCACGTGATGTAAGACCAGCAATAGAGATATCGTAATCGTGCGCTAGTTGTTCAATGTCAGACTCTGCGAATTCACAGCAAATACCCACGACATCAAGCTCTACATCAGAGCCACAGTCAGAGAGATAGTCGAACAGTAAGCCTAGAGCCTCATAAGAGAATTGATCCCCTCTACCGTAGCGGTGGAATTGGTCACGGAATTGTGAAGCTGTGTCGATTGTTTGAATGATAGCCATGATGATTCGATCCTTGAATAGTTAATGAACGGTAGACAATCCTACCTCATAGAAGCCCTTTGCAGAGCCTCTATAAGTTAGCTTGTCAGCTATTGAGCCACTCATCGTAGGACTTCAAAGGCTTACCCTCGTTGGTGATATCGCCACCTTTGCCGTCATTGGCATGATACAAATATATTTGATATTCTGTATCGTTTGTGCCGCGTGCTTGGGTCTGCCAAGTGTCGAGTGTTTGTAGTTGCATTTTAGATTCTCCTTTGAAGATTAGAGGGTCATCCACACCACCAAGACGGCAAGTGCGTAGAGCCAGTATAAGACAGTTTGAGCGAAGCGTTGAGAGATGTTAGACATAGTATTTACCCTTGTGTTTAAATTGTGAGTGCTTTGATGAAATTAGGTGCTTCGCCATTGTATGACGTGATGCGGAAGCTATGGAAGCCATGCTCTGTGGCAACCTTCAAGACTTTTTGTATGTCTTGCTCTGTCTTACAGTTAGTAGACAGTAAGTCTTCTTGATAGCGCTCTGTACTTTCCTTGGCTAAGCCGTAGATGAGAATTTCTTTAGACATGATGCTGATCCTTAGCTAGTGTTTGAGAGGTGTGACAGCGGCTTGCGGTACTCGTTTGTTTAACCTAAGTGAACCTAGGCTTTCTCCCTGAGAGGGTTTCCCCCTTTCCCTAACCCCGATTATCTCGAGGGTTCTTCGCTGTCACCCTATTACCTATGCACGTACCATGCCAGCTTGAACCTTACAGGTACTTCGGAGGATATGCTCAGGTTATCCACCGTCTGAAATGGCTTGATTACTAGCATTGTAGATAGTTATCCACAACCTGCTAAGATATCCACAGCTTACAAGGGTTATCCACAGGTGGCACTAGAGTGGTGCAATTGTGTCTCACATTGGTGCATGAAGTGTCTCAAGTGCACTATATAGGTGCTTAGGTTGAGTGGACTCAGGTAGTACTGAATAGGTGCTACATTGCCTCTCACGTTTCACCATGTGAGATACAGTACAGTCATTCCACCATGTGAAACCTACTGAGTAACTGATAATGATTCTCATTTGCTACTGACTGATGAGTCATTAGTGTATCTTGATAGGGGGGAGGGGGATAGCTTGTATGATTACTTTTGTGGGAGCCTCCTAAGTTCACAAAAAAGAGCATGGAAGAAGACCTCTAAAGCATACAAAAAAGTCAATAAAGAAACTACTTAAAAAAGAGGCACTATAGACAATAAA